TAACCATCTCTACCTGTTACAGCTTCGTGAGATAATCTAACCCATTCCATTACTGCTTGAGCACCTGATGGTGTTACTGGATCATAAAGATCGCATGTTACATTTCCCCAATTTGCTTTTCCTTTGATTTTTCTTTTCACGTTAATGTGATCAAGAACTATTTCTCCAAATTCAACACTAGGTCTTGCTATTTTTTTAATTAAATATGATGGTATTCCATCTATAAGCATTAGGAACCTATTTTTTAGTTTAGGTTCAAATGCTGTGAACATCATTTCATTGGTTGCTTTAATTGCCATCTTTTATTGTTTTTTTATTATTCTATTATAAATATATTATTTTTTAACTTTTTATACAGGGAATGTTGCTCCTGTTGGTAAAATGTTAAAGTCAAGTACTATAAATTCAGCTGTTTTAGTTGGTTGTAAATAAATTCCACCTACTAATTGGTTTCTATCAATTACGTCTGCTGGATTATTACCTTCGTCCATTTGTACTCTAAATGCGTATAATCCTTGTTTTTGTTGTACTGATTCTAAGTATGGATTAACTATGTTTAAGAATCTCATTCTAGTTGTAGCTGTGTTTTGTTCAAACACTAAGTATTTAGAAGAACTTGCTATAAATTTCTTAAGAGCAATTAATAATCTTCTAACATTAATTCTATCTAAAGCTGTTGATCTTTCTTGTAATGTTTTCTGACCCCAAATACAAACTCCTGTTTGTGGGAATGTAGCAATTGGGTTAATTTTAGCATCATATAATACATCTCTTTCAGCTTGATTTAATCTTATTTTAGCTTCAATTACATTTCCTAATACTCCTCTATTTAAACCTGCTGGTGCAAACCATTCTGCTGCAATTCTATCAGATTGAGCTATTGCTCCTGGTACAATTACTGATGGGGGAACCATTACTGGTTTGTTTTGGGCAGTATCAAGTACTTTAACCCATGGATAATAAACTGCAGCATAGTTGGTGTCTAAACCAGCTACATTGTTTACTGCTGTTTTTACTGAAGCATCAACTGTATTTAAATCCATTACATAAAATGCATCTCCTCTGTCTTCACACATATCAATACCTGCGTTTGCAATTAGAGGGTGGGTTGCATAATTTACTCCTGGTAGAGCTAACATGTTAATGTCGTATTCGTCTTGGTTTGAAAGAATATTAATTGCTTTTTTATATCCTTTATATCCTGCATCACTTGTTGCATTTACATCAAATCCATATAAATTAGCTCCTGTTGAATATCCTGTTACAAAAGCATTAGGAGATTCATTTCCTGTTACTCTTACTATATCTGGTCTAATACCATCATCCCCTCCTTGGAAAGGAACTGTAAATTTCAATTGTGAATTTTCAATTGCTGATGATGAAAGTGAAGCACTTAATGATCCTGACCATATACTTGAACTTGCATGACCAAAATAATTTTCTACATTAAATTCACCTGATACGTTAGATTCTTGAACTGTTGGTAATGGTTTGATCCAATTCCAATTGTCTTTTGCTTTTTCTTGAAATTTCCATCCTAAATATCCTCTACTAGAATAATTTCCTCCTACTACTTGAGTTCCTTCATATGAAGCTGATGGAATTACTAAAGGTGTGGTTGCGTAATTAGCAAGTGCGGCCATTGGGATAGGATTAATAACTGCTGCGAATCCTTTTGGTGAATATTTAGGTGAGTAAGCTTTAGAACTTACTAATTCGTTTACTTCTACTCTAACATAGTTAGAAATATTTGGATAATTTCCAAGTAATTCAACTTTATCTAAAGTGTCATTATATTGTGGGTATCTGTCTCCAATAATTCTTGAAATATATCGTGGTGAATCTGGATTTAAAGTAACATTATTAAATTGTTCTAAAATACCATTTAAATTTTTATCACCCCCATCATCAAATTTTCTTATAAGTACTGAAAATTGTGAATATTGTTCTTCATTGTCTATATCTGACGGTTCTTTTAAATTAGCAATTGATATTTTATAATCTGTGTTGCATATAGTTCCATGTGATATTGTGTGGAACTTAAATAGTTCTTTTGTTGTTTTATTTGAGTCTAGGAATTGAGATTTAATCCATGGTGTAGTTGCATACCCATATCCTTCTGTTTGGCCTATTCCTCCATCAAATTTAAGTAAGGCACCTGATCCTAATGTTTCCATTATTAAATCTCTGTCTGCATTAATTCCTACATACCCACTAACATCTGCTCCTTGTGTTGTTGTTGATAAAGAAGCTGTAGTTCCTCCAGTGTTTAAGAAACCTTTCATTATAATGTCTGGAGCTGTTCCTGCTTCTGTGTTTGTAATAGTAAGTATATTACCTGCTGATGATACTGTAAATCCTGGATCTGTAAGTGATTGAAGAGATCCTGTTATTAAATCTGCTAAATCAGAACCTGATATATGTCCTGCTGCTGTTGCAACATAATCAGCATTATCTTCCATATATTGGTGAAGACCCCCTGCATATCCAGAATCTAAATATACTACAGAACCTGTAGATGTTGAGGTATGAGCTGTAACAGAAGATGAAGCAAATATTAAAGTAGTAGATTTATTATCTGCACTTGTTATTACTATACTTCCTGAAACATCACTAGGTGCTGTATTTGCGTGCATTTCACCTATACTTCCTGTGGGCATTTTTCCACTAAACAATGTTATTGTTGAAACTTCTTTAGTAGTTGCAGCTAATACATCACTTTGTAATACCTCCCAGTTATTGTAAGTGTATGCTGGTATTGCTCCTGTTGCTCCTGTACCTGCTCCATATCCGGTAGCTGATGTTTTACTATTGTTAGGATTAAATCCTAATTGTTTTATTAAATAATTATCATTATTTGGATCCATAGAAGCTGATAATTGTTTTCCAGCTGTTAATGATGTACCACCTGATCCTTTTAAAGTAATGCTAAAGTCCATATCCATTTGACCAAATGATCCACTTCCTCCTGGACCTACCATTGTTGTGTCTTCTAAATTTGGTGTTGAGGTTGCTTTAGAAGGGAAAAGAACTGATAATACTATATTACTACCTGATACTTCAGATCCTCCTAATGAAGCTGCAGTTGAACGTGAACCTGAAAGCCCAATAACTACTATTTCGTTAGTACCATTTACATATTCGTATCCTCCTCCGGCTAATACTCTACATACAGTAACTGATCCTGCGTTTTTTAAATATTCTCTTACTGTTTGTGGTATAAATGTTTCTTTATGTAAGCCCCCAAATCTTCTTTCATATTCTGCGAAACTTCTTACTACTGTTGGTACGAAGGCAGGTCCTTTTACTGTAGGGCCAATTATTGCTGCTCCAATTGCTCCTACTCCTTGAGGTAAGAATGAAAGATCATTTTCTCTTGTAAATACACCTGGTGAAATTATTTGTTCTGCCATTTTATGTTATATTTTTATATTAAAATTGTGTCTGTGGTTTGTTCTCATATAAATATGAAGAAAAGATGCAAACCATACTAAAATAAGCGATTAAATATAAATTTAATCACCAATAAATATAACTAAAAATAAATAACAGTTATGAAGGTATAAATTCCCCCGTTTCTACATCCAGGCTTCCTTTCCCATATTTGTCTGTGAAAGTTTTAGCTATATTTATTTCTTTTTTTTCTAAAAGAGATAGCTCTTTTCTTAATAAGTTTTCTTCAGTTTCTAATTTCATTTTAGTAATGTATAATTGACCAAATTTTGAATTTAATTGACTTAAATCCATTTGTAGTTTTTTAATTTCTTCAATATCTTTTGGAGAAACTGTTTTTGAAATTTCTGAAGGAGAGGGTATTTTTTGTTCTATTGCCATAACTTTTGTTTATTGTTGGATATACATATATGTAAATTAGAAAAGCCCGCCTTCTATTTTTCCAATTAATGTACTTGCACTTACAATAGAACCTGTTATGTTTCCTTTTATAAACAAGTCTCCACTTGCACTTATGTTGTGTGAAGCCGTGATATGTTGTATATATAAAAATGATGATGAAACTATTGAGGATGTAACAGCACCTGTAACAACTAAACTACCTGTTATACACACAATTCCATTTGATCCTATCCTTAACATTTCTGATGGTCTGTTACCAGGTGAATGTGCAACTGAAAACACCATGTCTCCTGCTACTCCATCTGGTGATGCATCAGAAACTTTTGTTGTTATACTAGCTACTTCACCTCCCCCTCTTGATAATGTATTATCAAAACTAGATATCCATCTTAATGAACCTATAATATCATTTAGATTTGGTTTTATGGGAATTGCAGTTGTTCCCCTTGTATAATTCAAAATTACTTCACTTCCGGTGGTTGCTTTTCCTGAAATATTTGTAAAGCTTTCTAAATTACCTTCATTATTCATTTTAACCCCTACATCTTCTGTCTTTTTTCTAAATTTTATTTCATCCCCCTTTATATCAATATCAGTGGTGGGATCATTTGTTCCAATCCCCATTCTACCCGAAGCTGAAAAATATAATTGTGCCTCTCCTGAACCTGTAATTAATCCACTTGTATTATCATTAGGATCTAATCTCATAGCTATTGTTGCTGATGAAGTAATCATATATCCTTGAAAAAAAGTTTGGTTTAAAAATCCAGAACCTGTTTGGATTAAATTATGAGCAAATGCTTGACTTCCGCTTCCTCCTCCTATCATAAATGAAGTACCTAATTGCATACCATCTATTTGAACTTCTGTTCCTGAAAAATCAGGAGTAGCTACTGACCCACTATTTAAACTAGTAATAGTAAAAAAACCAGAAGAATTTAATAAATAATCATTAGGTAATTCATAAGATGTAGAATTTCTAACTTCAAAAGAAGTACCAATTTCCATATTTTCTCCTAAAGAAGAAGTTAATTGAAAAGTACTACCATCATCTACTAAAGCAGCACCAAATGTTCTATTATACCCTACAGATGCTGTTAAAGCTCTTACTGTTTTATAAGCTACTTGAAATGAATCATCATTATTTAATAAGGGTATGTCTACATAGGTTATATTTGTTCCAATTCCTCCTAATAAGTGATTTATTGTTGAAGTTGAAGAGGAAGGAATTAAACTTGTTGGAGCTCCTGAACCAGAATAATATCTTAATATTAATGTAGTGTCATTTTGAAGGTCAGCTATATTTGAGCTACCACTAGTAATAGTAATAGTAGCGTTAGCATTTATAGAGGTTAATTTTGTTAATCTATTATTATAATTAGCAGAACATGTTATTGCTATAACTTGATTTGATGAAGCAGATATGGCTGTTGATGAGTCAGCTAATGCTCCAGATGGAAATAAATAAACGCTACCTGATATTACTTGTTGTGTATCATAATGTATTCCATAATCCGTCATATTATATTGTTATTTATTTTTCAGAATATTTACTTCAGTTATAAGCTCATCTATTTTTTTTCTTAAAATATAAATTGCTGTCATTTCTTCACTGCTTATTATCATTTCATCACTTTCAAGTGAACTTGATACCTTACTACATAATGAACCTGATGATGTAAATTCTTCTGCTATTGTTTTAATATCTGCCATAATTTTATTCGTCTAATTCTCCTGTTACTGAGTAGTTTATTTTTACATTTCCTGATCCCTCTGTGGTTTGTGCCGCTACTATTATAAGATCTCCTGCTTCTACACTTACTGATGGGTTAAACCCACCATGACCCCCTGCTGCGCTACCCGTTATGTAAACTGTGTGGAAAGATGCTCCTGTTGTATCACCTGAAGACCCACTAGCTATAAAAACTGGTTGTGGTGCACTTCCTGCTCCTGCTGTTGTTATATGACTAGGTAATTTAAATAACCAAAAGGAAACAGTAGTTGTACCCCCTGCTGAAGGTTTTATAGAACCTATAAGTTTTATGTTTTTTAATTTATGATGAACAAAAACACCACAGTTAGCATGTGCATTACTGTTGAAATCAGATACCATATCCGCAGGAGTGTATTGTTGATTCCAAACTCTATCAGCAAAACCATAAGTTCCATGACCTATTAATAAAGAATTTGCTGTAGGTCCATTGTAGTAACTACTATTTTGAATAACTGGTATTATTTGGTTTACATATTTAGGTGCTGTTATATCACCACTTGCACTTATATTACCTGAGGCTGTTACATGACCTCCACTTAATTCAATTGTTGAGCCTGATATTTTTGTTGCTGCTTCTCTTCCAAAAACATATGCATTATCATAGTAAACAATCTTTAACCCATTAAATTTATAACTTGCATTACTAGTTCCTGATTTTGCATTAAAATAATTTGCTTCTATATTTCCACTTGCACTTATATTACCTGAGGCTGTTATATGTCCATTATTAGCATCTATCCATAAATAATCATCACCACTATTATCTCTAAATGTAACGTGGTCATCTGCTTTAAAACTTACAAACTCATCACCATCTAATGTAAGTCTATTATTTTGTCCTGTAATGTATTGGTCTTCTTGGAATGTAACTCTACCTTGACCAGGTAAATGAACATTTGACGCAAATACATCTCCACTTGCACTTATGTTACCTCCTAAACTTGAACTTATACTAGCTGTTATGTTTGTAAAATTACTAAATGTTTTTACAGCTCCCACTGAACCAGAACCATAATAAAATAATCCTGTGTCT